AGCGCGTCGTCGGCGGATGCCGAGAACTCGCAAAGGAATTCTTGCCGGAAAGCGTTGTCGCTCATCTCCGCTTTGAGCCGCTCGACCTCGGCCGCCGGCAAAGCATCGGTATCGCCGACGCGATAAAGCAGCGGCAGCCATTCTCCGGATTCGTTCTTTTGCGCCTTGAGATAAAGGTCGTGAAAAAGGTTGATTCCTTTCGGCGTGCCGATGAACACCGCCCAGCCTTGGCGATCGGCAAGCGCCGGCTGCAAAATTTCGTCCCAAACCTCGCGCTTCATCTGCGCCACTTCATCGAGGATCAGGCCGTCGAAATAATGGCCGCGCAAAGAATCGGGGTTATCGGCGCCGAACAGGCGAATCCGCGCGCCATTGGGCAGCGAGACAAACAGCTCGCTTTCGTTTACATCGCGGCCGGGAATCGGCGCGGTGTAATGCTTGAGATATTCCCAAGCGATAGATTTGGCCTGGCTGCGGAACGGCGCCACATAGCCGTAAACGCCGCGCTCTTTGTTATCGGTGATGGCGCGTTTGATAAGTTGGTTGACGGCAAGTACGGTCTTCCCCATACGGCGATGCGCGACGAGCACCACAAAGCGGGCGGCATCGAGCTTTTCGTGTATCTGCCGCTGCGTTTCGCGCGGCTTGTATGGGATGGTGATTACCGCTGCCATGTGATTGTTAAATTGCCTGAGATTTGCTGCCGGTCGATGAACATGCCGATATGTTTGCCTTCGAGTTCCAGGCCTTTTAATGCCGCCCTAAAATCGTTACAATTACGAGCAATTTTAGTTACTTCTTGAATGTCTTTGAGCACTTCGAGCGCGGTTCGGCCGATTTTTTCGGTGCGCTTCGCCATCGCTTTTTGAATGGCCGCTTGAATGTTATCTTTCACTATCATCCGCCCAGCCTGCATATTGGCTGAATTTTGGTTATACCCCGCCCTGATTGCCGCTTGCGTGGCATTTAGATCGACAAGATATTCGGCAACGAAAAGTTGCTGTTTTGGGGTAAGTTTTTTCATTGCTCTGCCTAAGGCGACGACTTCGCTTTTTGCCGGTTCATTTCTTTTAAATCGTCGTGAATACGATTCAAATCGATGTGGATGAGGCCGATATATTTCTCGATGTGATTGGTTGCCGACTCTACATGCGTAATTCTGTTGCCCATGCGGTTCGATTCATCGACATATTTGTCAAGCAGTACGAATTTTGATGTGCTCGTCTCTATCAATGCCGTGAATTTTTCTTCTAGCCTGGCAAGTCTTAAGTCCATCACATAAATAACGCCAACCGCGGCGGCAATAACGGTTATGATTCGTACAATAACAGGCGCAAGCGAGGATAAGATTTGGTTATTGTTTGCTCCTGGCATTATTCTTATTGCCCTTTGATTTGTTTTTCGATCCACAAGATAACCAGGCCAAAAATCGAGGTCGCGACGAGGCCAATAACGGAGAGAATCCCCATCATTTTGTTTTTTTCTTTTTCCAGAACGTCCACCTTGCCGTCGAGTTCGTTTAATTCCGCATATCTATGAGGGCATCGCTCGCTAATTTGCGAGACCAGGGCGGTAAGTTGCGTCGCTTGCCGGGATTGCTCATCGGTCAACTTGGCCAAGGCCTGCCTCAAATCTCTCAGCGCCTCGCGCAAATCGTTTCTGTATTGTTCCGCCGCCGCGTCGCGATCAGCTTTGTCCGCCATTTTTTATTCGTTTATCGAGCCACGCCTCTGATTTTTTCGTAACTGCGTAAGCCGCCCATTCCGAGCATAGCGAACACGAGTTCCATGGTGCCGCTCGTGGATATTGCTGGAAGGATCAAATCCGGACGCACGATTTTTAGAATCTGGTTTGCCGCTGGCATTACCAGGAAGATATAGGCGAGTGAGGCGGCGCAAATCCAGCCGATGGCCGGCCGCCAGCCGGCAACGAATACCGAGCTATTTCCCGCTTCGACGGCGTTGATGTTTGCCTGGGCAATATCCTGCTCTTTGTAGGCGGTGAGCATGGCCAGTTCGCCATTCTGTTGCATTTCGAGCAGCTTCAGTTTGGCCGTGTCGGCCGCCTGCTTGTCGGGGAAGATTTTGTCGATGATTTTGCCGCCGAGATCGAATATCTCGCCGAGTCCGGTGATACTCATGGTTCCACCGCCTTGTTGAGGTTTGAGGCGATACGGTTGGCCCAGCCTTTGCCGAAGGTGGTCCAGGTGGGCAGGCCAGTGAGGAAGGTCAAACGGGCGGCGTTATAGCGGATGACGACGACCAGCGGCGCGGCGCGTTGTATTGCCGCCATGGTGCTGGCGCCGATGACGCCGTCATCTTTTACGGCGAGCGCCCGTTGCAACCATTTGACCGACTGGCTGACGCCGGAATTGACCGCGCCGTCGAAGACCTGGAAGGCGACGGCGTATGGCATATCGTCGAGCTGTTTCGGCCAGTATTTGGCCCGGTAGATGGCCTTGGCGGTTTCGACGGGAAGATTGCGCATGGCGCCGTTGTAGCCGTAGGCACGGGCAACGGCGATGGTGATCCCCCAGTTGGTTTCACCGCCTGGGTCTTTTGGGTTGTAGACGTAACCGCCTTCATTGCCGAGCAGGGCGATAAAGGCTTTGTCGAAGTTGTCTGGCATGGTTTTCCCTCATTTTGAGGGGAATCATACCCGACGATTTGGCGGGAAAATGAGAATTGAGGCTTATTGAGGCTTATTGAGGCTTATTGAGGCTTGTTGATGAAGATTTTTCTTGACATCTTTTTTTTATCCAATCGGAAATCAATTCCGATGTGCTTACCGGGCTCTTTCCGGCCATGGATACAGGAAACCCTTCTTCTTTCATCAACCGTCTCGCGGTATTCTCGCTCATGCCTCCAGCGGCCGAGCATATACTTTTCCATCCCCTCAAAACCATGGTGTCAACTCATTTTTAAGGCTTTCGAAACAGTGTCGATCAACTCGCCCGATTTGACCATTCTCGTGTCGCCGCGAAAGAGCTTCCAGCCATCCATGACGGCGGCATTGTATTTTTTGCAATCCCGCTGAAATCCGATCGGCTGAACATGCCGCCCGTTTGTCCAGGTTCCCCCCTCTATCTCGACCGCGACGCGCAAATCCGGCCATGAAAAATCAAACTTCCAATCACGCTCGCTGTGAAACTTATATTCACGGATAGGAACCGGTAATTTCATCGCTCTGATCTGCAACATAAAAAGCTCTTCGAGCTTGCTTGATTTTTCAATATTTTTCATTCTATTTTTTGGTTTTATTTTATCACCTGACGAATCTGGCAATCGGAATGCCTGAATATGGAAAAATTTTCCAGTTTTTCCCGGTTTGTTTCCGCGTAATTTCCGGATCGATATTCTCGCGCTCCCACGATCCAGAATCAGACAGAGATTCGATATCTCGGCGCGGCTGCATTCCTTGCAAAGCGTCTCCCCAATTTATTTTTGATTTCTTCTGAATTTTTCTCCTGCCGTCGGTTGCGGAAAAAATTTCATCGGGAAACGGCGTTGGAGAGCCGAGTTTCCTCCATCGATGATAGGCAGTGTATTTTGACACGCCGCGCTGTTTCGCCATTTCCGCCAGGGCGCGGAAGCCGCTTTTCTCGCCGTTCATATTTAATGTTTTTATTATATGTTAATATTTTTATCGTAGCGCAACGATTATCGCCAGATCTATCCCAGAGTAGCCACCATGGTATTTCCGTCGCGTGGCGGTGGTAAATTTTGAAGTTTTCGGCCATATCAGAAAATCCTTGCCACTCGCGGAAAGTATTCGGCGAAAATCTCGTTGATTCGCTTCTCGCCAAGATGGCCGCCCGCCGCCGCCCGCTCTTGCTGGATGCGGGCGTAAAACTGCCGCGCTTTGTCGAGTTGGTCGTCTTGGTAGGTCGTCGCTCCTGATGGGGCTGCGCCCAGGCAGGTCGAGCCGGGTATATCGCTCACAGCCAGCAGAGCACCAAGAGGGCAAGGGAATCTCTATCTTGCGCAAGACTTCGACGATCGCGGGTTTGTGCTGTCTCGAGCGAGGAGTCCAGCGTTTGATTACCTCTGGCTTACCAACGACCTCGAGATTGCCGTTTGGCAGCAGGTCGACAGACAACCCATCGGATACAGCCGCCTGTATGATCGCCAGCGCGGTATTCATATTTCGTGATCCATCCGCTCCATATTGCCCGCCGGGTTAGTCTCTATTTTTTTTTTATCCGTGTCCGGTTCTGAACGGAACGAATCTGGAACGAAACGAACGAACCCCCCTAAAGGGGGGTTCGTCTCGTTTTCGTTCGCTGTTCCCCCGCCGAACGAAACGGACGTTTCGTTCGCATTTCGTTCGTTTCGTTCGCTTTGGCCGTTTTTATTGCCTAACAAAAGACAAACAAATTCGTTTTCAATTGCCACAGCGCCGGATTCTTCGAGAGACCGGCAAGCCTCATTGAACCTTTGGCGTATCATGCCCGCCGCGACACTCTCCTTTCGCCACTCGTCAACCGTCACCCTGGCGCTTGCCGGATCGTGGCCAGCGCTCTCCAGATTTTCACGATGCCGCTGTAAAAGGTTTTTCAATATCTCGAGCGCCTTGGTCTGGTTCTTCCCGCGTCCGGCGGTAGTTGTCTTGGTTGGCGTTTCGTAATCGGCGGCCTCCAGAACGAAGCTGGTTACAGGGATCGGGCCGGTGTCGCCGTACAGGTCTGACAAGTCAATATTTCGCGAGCTAAACGCTATTGGTTCTGGCGGTTCATAATCTTTGCATTTTGTACAGATCATTCTCGCGATGCCATCGAGTTCGCGTTCGATACGAAACTCAAAATCCAAGGCGCAGGTTAGCGCGTAGGCCCCGCGCGCTCGTGTTTTGTCTGCGTGGCCAGTATGATGCACAAGCAGCAGCGCGCTGCCGAAACGTGCTTTCAAAGCATCCGCTGCCCGGATAAAATCATTCATATCTTCGGTGCTGTTTTCATCGCCAATGAGGTTCCGCGCGACGGTATCGACAATGATCATCCCTGGCGCCCCGTATTCCGCCGCTATTGCGTCAATCGCCGTCGTGACTTCATGAATATATACATCGCTGAGCCGGGCAGGCATGGTGCTTAGAAAGAGAGGGGCGGCATCGGTGTCGATGCCATGATGGCGGCCCCAGGCGAGGAAACGCTTTTTCAAGCCGGCCCTCCCTTCGCCCGCGATGTAGGCGACAGGTTTTTGTTTGACGGATCGACCATGCCAGGAAACGCCCGTGGCAATACAGGCGGCGAGATCGACCGCGACGAAAGATTTTCCGCTTCCCGAATCGCCAAACAGCAGCGCCAGGCTCTCGGATTCCAGGAACCCGTCAACCAGCCAGTCTGGCGGCCTGATGCTGATTTCAGACAAGTGAACAAACGCGAATCCATCTGTAAATTTGGCCGAAGATTCTTGTTGCGTTGTGAAAGCATCTTCGATTGCCGCAAAAGCCGCTTCCTCACCAAGCTCATCCAGCACGTCCCAGAAATCGGCGTGTTCACGGTTCATGCCCGTGCGTGCTACATATCCACCGACGGTGCGCGCTGCCTTGGCGCTGTTTTCAATCCCCGCCTTGTCGTTGTCCTCCAGGAAAATAATCTCGGCCTCTGGGGCCAGCCTTCGGACTACCTCGGCCACCGGGGTTAAGTTGCCTGCATCGAAAGCGACAACGCCGAGCTGGCCGGTAGCTTCGACCGCCGCCGCGACTGTGGCGATCCCTTCCCCGGTCAGGATTTTGCTTGTTGTCCCCTTGAACTCGCCAAAAGGATAGAAGCCGCCTCGTTTTTTACCATCCGCAAGAAAATCCTTTTCGCCATCCGGGCTGATTGCCTGAACTGAAACGACGGCGCCGGATTCGTCGAAAATAGGTATCAGAATGGCATCAGGCCATCCTCGTTGTGGCCATGGGCCACGTCTGATGTGCTCGCCGAGATGAACACCTTTTTTTATGGCGTATGGGTGCCCAGCCGGATCACCCGTCGCTTCTTGTAGAATTCGTTTGGCATGTTCCGCCGCCGTTGCGCGTTCGACGCGTTGCTTTTCCTCGGCTTGCTTCTTGGCCACTTGTATTTGCTTGGCGAATGCCACCTGCTCTTCCCTGGTGATTATTGGTTTTTTACGTTCCGCTCGCCAGGATTCGGAAATATTACGGGAATAGTCGCCAAAGACACCGCCTTGACTATCGTCGAAAAGCTTGCACCATCCGGAAGTGTTACCATTCCGCTTGCCAAAACCAGGGAATCGATAGAATCGCCCCGGCTCGATATGTTCAGGTGGCGAAAGGCCAGCGGATTGCATCAACGTCCGGAAAGACTCGACTTGATTACCCATGGCTGTATTGCTTTTTCCCCTCAAAATTCATTCCTTCCACCGCCAAAGCGGCCCTTCGCAAACACGCAGCCAGCCCATCCCCGCGCCGATGCTCAAATCGAGTAATTGGTTCTTTGTTGATATAGACCACGTAGTGCCGCATGTCGTCGTCTGGATCGTCTGACACTGGGCCACGGTTGATGATGGCGATCATACGACCACCTTTGCGTCATCAGGCGTGGCGGCTGTTCTGCGCGGGAATACGCGGATGATCTTCATGCGCCACTATTTTCCTTTCCAGCCAACCCACAGTAACCACGTCGAGGATCGATGTTTTGATTGTCCACCCACCGCCAGGCGATACACATAGAGCCATCGCAATATGCCGTGAACAAGTAAGTGTCTAGTTCCTGATTACGATCTTTTTGCACAAAGGCGTTTCGCCCTGAACAACAGTATTTCTCGCTCGCCTCTTCCTCGGTAAACAACATTATTATCTCCCTATTTATACTTCATATTATTTCTCATTCTGTTTTACTGAGCATGGATACACTACGCTTCGGCCATATCCGCGCTTGTTGTGGTTATTCGCCATTTTGAGCGCTTCAAATTCGTTTTCAAATACATATACGATTTGCTCATTTCCGATGTTATGCACCACCACATAAACTATCATGGGCGTATCCTCCGTAGTTCATTTCTGTCGCATACCCATCACCACGCCTTCGCCACCGGAAAAACGAAAAATCACCGATTCGCGGTATTGGCGTGGCGCCAACAGTTCGGCATCGGGAAGCATGGCTATTTTGCGCAACATCCAATCCGCCACCGCCACCACGCCGATTTTCGAGGTTTTTTCACGGTCTTCCGTGCGGCCTGTCCCATCGCACCCGCTGCATGTTTCTTTTTTGTCGCTGATAAAATTCCCTGTGCCGTTGCCCCTGCACAGTGGGCATTCGCAATCATAATTACTGAGTTTTCCGACATAGAGCACATTGCCAACGCCATCGCATTCCGGGCAAACAAAAAGCCACCCATGGCCGTCGCACTTACTGCATGGTTCAGAAACATCCGGCACCAAGTGTACGGGTATCCATTCGCCGACATAATCCGCAAAAAGACTGTCGATCTTGGAGGTGAAATCATCAAATGGCATACTAGCCGTTACATCCGGCAAAGCAGGAACGCGAACCACCATGAATCCGTTGGTGGCATACGTCCGCCCTTCGTGACTGAACGGCTCCATAATCCGTTTGTCATGCACCCCACAAAAAATCTTCAACTGTTCAATGGTTATCATTTTTCCTCCTTCTTTCCCCCTCCCCCTCCACCTGCCGCGCGGCCCGGTACTTTGTATAGGCTTTCCAGCATTTACTTACGCTATCATACGGCTCGCCACCTTCCAGACATCTTTCAAACTCGGGACAGTCGTCCCAATCGACAGCTTCACAAGGCGCTTGATACTCGCTGAGAACTTTTACCAGCACATCCCGCTCCGCCTCGGCCTGCTCGGCGCGAAGTTCGGCATCTTCCAGCTTTTTATGATGTTGTTCTTTTTGTTGTAGGGCGTAGGCGTACCAACAATCCTTTGTATTTTGAACACAGTCTCGCGTGCCATCTGGCATCGGCTTCAGCGGGCAGAAGCCGCACGGGGGCCATTCATTACGCGCAAGACGATCAATAACGTGTGCTAGGATTGCGTTGGCCTTTTGTGCCTCGGCCTGCATCTCCATAGCCTTTTCCCGCCATCCCTCATCCATGATGGATTTGTAACGGGCAGCTTCGGCTTCGCTCGCTTCAAGGGCGTCGAGTACCTCAAGCATAAGCCCAGGCACGCGGCGCACATCAAAATTAGGTGGTGGAATGCCGCCGCGAGCCACCATTTTGCAAAATGCTCGAATTTCGGCGCGTTCTTCCGGTGATTGTGGTCATTCCAGCGCCTCCTTGGCGGCTTCCGCCATTTCGGTTTCGTTGCGGTATCGATATTCGCTGATTCGCTCCAGCGCGGCTCTTAAACGCCTAATCTCCGCTGCCATTTTAGGTACTGCTTTGCGGGCGGCCTCGATAAAAGCAGCATCGTCATTATCTAAAACCATGGCCACATTGATCGGTGGTCGATCGTTTGCTTCTGACACGATTACATTGCTGTAGGCATACCATGGTGCTGAATGTGCCTCGTTCGCCAGCGCTTCGATTTGGGTTATTTCCCGGTCGGTCATTTTCCACCCCTGTATCTTCTGCATTCCGCACATGAGACTCGCTCACAATGCAGTTCAGAGCGTGACAAGCAGTATGCCGGATCATCTGCCACAGACTGATGTTGGCGATTTCTCGCACGGGCGATCTTATTTTCGTCACTGTCCGGATTTCTCAAATTATCTCTTAATTCGTCCATCCATCTTGTGAATTCTAGTGGTGCTACCATGACTTTTATCCCTCGCTTAAAATTATCCACGCCGCCGCCGCGCACAGCGGAACTTGCGCATTGCCCAGCGCCTTTATTCTTCTTCCTTTGGCACTGCCGACCAAATAATTGGCATTCCCATAAACCATTCCGCAAATTCCGGCGTCAGGAGGTGCCCAGTTGTAGCGGCCAGTGTATCGCGCAGCGGCTTCGATCGTTGCTGCGCTTGCCGCTGATAGCCCGCCTCGCTGTACGGCGATTCGTAGTCGGTGGCGAAAAGCGCCGGAAGTTTTTGCAATGCCGTCGCCAAGCCATCCCCACTTGTCTTGCTCGCACCTTTCCTGTTCCAATTGCCGTTTACCGTCAGCGTTGGCAGCAAGCAGCCACCAGCGATTTCGGATATGAGGCGCGCCGACATCAGCAGCGGCAAGCGTTCCATCTTTCCAGGAATATCCTCGCGCCACGAGAGCCCTGATAATGTCGCGTCTACCCTTTTCGACAATTTCCGGCGAGTTTTCGAGGAAGACGCAACCTGGGGAAAGAGCATCGATTGCTCGGAACACTTCCCAGACAAGGCCGGAACGCTCGCCCTCGATGCCCTTGCCGCTTCCAGCAATCGAAATATCCTGGCAAGGTGTCCCCGCTGCGACGCAATCCACCTTTCCGGCCCATGGCCCGAAATCAAATTCCTGGATATCGCCGCAGTGGACATGCAGGTCGTCTGGAAGCCATCCTTCGGCGATCCTGGCCCGCAGCACTCGGCAACAGTGCTTGTCTTGTTCGATGGCGAGCACTGGCTTGTGGCCAAGGATGAGGTCGGCGAGGATTCCGCCGCCCAGGCCGGAGAAGAGATGGGCTGTGCGCATGTCATCTCAGTTCCTGGCAATACCCGCGTTTGCCCACATAACCGCCTCTTCAAGGGCGATAATGGCTCTTTCTTTTTCGGCACTATACGGACATAGCCTGTTAATTAAATGGGCGAAATCTTTCGCCCTGTTTCTGATCTCCACAAAATCGTCGGCCTGCCCAGGTTTGGGTGGATGATACTTAAAGTTGTGCTCGATCCTATCAAACATAGTTTTTGTTGTGTGGTCGAATTCGCTCATGGGTTTCCTCCTTGTTCAAAATGGTATTTCCTCTTCAATCAATTCCTTCGCCTCGTACTCGCCATATTCCGGGAATTTATACCCAACCACCCGGTAATATTTGCCGTCTTTGGTCACCAGAATTTCGGTCGGCATCGGCAGATATTCCGCCACCGTCATAAAATCCTGCACCGTATCCGGGAATTCATCCTGGCTGCGCTCGGCCCACCAGGCCCGCGCCTTGGCCACGGCATAACCATCGTAATAATCGGGCAAACATAAGTATTCGTAGATTTTCCTGGCATAAAAACCGCAATCGTACTCGACTCTTATCAGCGCCTTGCCGCTCGATTGCGACATATGCACCTGGTAGCGCACATGCTCGACATGGTACTCGTCCGGCTCCGGCGCTTCGTTGAATTTCACCTTCTCCAGCTTGCCAAGTTTTGCCTCGACCGCCGGGTCGATTGGAAATTCAAACGAGCAATACGGACAGAATTTCAGGCTGGCGTGTACCGACTGGCCACAGACTGTCCCATCCTGTTTTTCACCTGGGCAGATTTTGAAAGGGGCATCACCGGAACTATCGCGCGGGATGGTCACTTTCAGATTGTCCATATCGGTGCCGAATTCCTGCGTGGCGCCGACAAGATCGATCACCAAACAATCAATCTTGCCGTCGGCGATCCGCTGGCCACGGCCAACACACTGCTGATACAACGCCGTGCTTTTGGTTGGCCGCGCCATGATGATGCAATCGATGTCGACCACATCCATGCCGGTGGTAAGTTTAGCCACTGAGGTAAATACCAATAAACTTCCCTGCCGCAGGGCGCGCATCCTGGACGCCTCTTCAATCGGCGGCAGCTTCGAGTGGATGGCCGTTGCTGAAACGCCGGCATCCTTGAAGGCCGCCGCCACCGCTTCGGCGTGCTCGATGGTGGCGCAAAAGATGATGGTCTTGCGCCGGTCGCTGGCGTATTCCCGCCAGGCGTCGACGCATGATTGCACATGCGTTTCCTTGCACATCACCTCGGACAATTGGCCGAGGTTGTACTCGCCAGCCGTGATACTCACGGTTTGCAGGTCTTCGGCCAAGGCCTTGCCCGTCCGCACCCGGCCAACCATCGGCGCGATAAAGCCGCCGTCGAGCAATTCGCGTGTGGTTACTTCGGCGTCAACCACGTCAAAATACGGCCGCGATCCGCCCTTGTTGCGGCCGCCGTGGATGTAGCCGGTTCCCAGCCGGTATGGGCTGGCCGTGCATCCGACGAGGCGCATTTTCGGGTTATACTCCCATAATTTTTTTATAATTTGCGCAAACTGGTCCGGCTCCGGATCATCATCGCGCGGTATGGCCATCAAATGACATTCGTCAATGATGGTCAGTTGCACCGGCGGGAAGCGGTTCAGTTGGTTGATAATCGTCTGGCGGCTGGCCACCGTCACCCGCTGATGCAGGTCTTTGGCCGTGGTGACGCTGGCGCAGACAATACCGATGTCGCCGCCCAACTCCGGCGCGACTAAATAAAGCTTGTCGCGGGATTGGGTCACGAGTATTTCCCGGTCGACCAGGATCAGCGCCCGGAATTCCGGATTTTCCCGCAACAGCCGCTGGATGATTTTGGCGAAGAGGATAGCCTTGCCGGCGGCGCACGGCGCCGTAATCAACACGTTCAGCTTTACTTGCAGCGCCGCCCAGACCTGGTCGAGCACGCGGATTTGATAAGGCCTCAAAACTAAATCTACCATAGCCAATTCTCCGGAGATGGCGCCTTGCGCGGCACGAAACAAACCTCATGGTATGGACAAAATTTCGCCTTGTAATTGTCGGCGCGCGGGCAGGCGCGTTCCGGCTCGATGGGCGAGGTAATGGCCTCGAATATCCGCCGCAGCCGTTCTTCCGTCGCCTCCTTGTCGAGCCGGATGCGCTCCATGTACAGCTGCGAATCATCCTTGCAATAGACGAACACGGCCGCCCGCTTCAGATGCAGTCCGAACACATAAAGCTGCACCTGCCAGTAATAGATTTCGTTCCAGAGTTTGTAACTGCCCAGCTTGAGCAGCTCCTCGAACTTCTTTTTGCTGGCGCTCTTGCACTCGAAGAGATGCGGCGTCTCCGGCGATTCGGCCAAGCCTTTGACAATGCCGTCGATATGCCCGCGCAATTTTATTTTGCCCTGGGTAAATTCAACCTCGCGCTGACAGTCTGTTACCTCGCAGCCGGCGGCGGCCAGATCGGCGATGACCATGCTTTCGACGATCTCGCCGAGATAGAAGAGCCGCAAGATACGCCCCTCTGGCTGCTTGCCGGTTTCGCCGCGATGGGCATACCAGAGGAAGCGCGGGCATTCGTGGCCGGCCTGCGACAGGCCCAGATAGCCGCGCGGCTGGCGCTGCGCTTCATAGGCGCGGTCGATGGCGTCGACCGTGCCTGGAAGCCGTTGCAGGAAGGACAGATCGGCCATGTCACATCCACCCCATTGCCGCTGCCGGCTGCGGTGCCGGCTGTTGCGTGTTGGTCGCGGCGGCGGCTGTGGCCGTGCCGTTCTGCCGCTTCATGCGCTTTTCCACCTTGTTCGATTGCAGCATTTTCCCGGCCTCTTTGTTGCTCTCGAACTCTTCGATGGCCACTTTGATGGCCAGCGGCTTGCCATGCAGTTGATTCGAGTCTTTGAGCTGGCCGGCAAAGCCAATGGCGTCGCAGATATTTTTCAGATGCGACAGCCCGATTTTCTGAGCCAATTCGTTGGCATTGACGATATTGATGCGGTCGGTGACCGTATCGCCGACGTGCTGGCCGTCGATAATCTGATAGGTCAAGACCAGCATCTTGCCGCCTTTGGCGGTGATCATGACGTCGCTCTCGACGATGACAACGTTGTAGGTTCCGGGCGGAATAACTTTGAATCCGCCGCCCATATCCTCGACCTGCGAGGGGTCGAAGCCCAGAGGGGAAATATCAGCCATGTCATGCTCCTTTGATGGCGGAATAAAGATTTGCCCAGCCCGTTTGCGGATCGGGGATGGGAATATCGTTCACAATGCCGTAGCGGTTTTTTGAGACAAAGGCGGCGTGCGGAGCGCAGGATAAAACCCGGTCGGTGCCGCCGATGGCCTTGGTCGATTCGCCAAAACCGTCCTTTTGTGTGTTGGTGTAGACTGCAAAATGCAGGAAGCCAACCAGGTCAGCCCACTCCAGGAACAGTTCGGCGTTCTTGTCGCGCAGCTTGATGCAATGCCGGTCGTAATCGGCGCCGAGCGGGTTGGCATAGGTTTTGATGGCGCTATGGGCAATCAAGATGATGCCCATGCCGCGATCCTCGCGAATGGCGGTCAGCGCCTTCATCACCCGGCCAAACTGCTCGAGCGCCGCCTGATAACCCGCGCCGTAACCGAAGTCGGAGATGGATTGTTTCTTACCCTGCT